CTCTAGCTTCACATATCAACGGAACCCTAGTAACCCGAAATAGATCCAAGTCCTATGAGCAGGGGTTGCTTTTTCTCATTGCCCCAACCATTTGCTGCCTTAAGTTAACAGTTGTCTTTGACGCCCAAGTCCAGACCGGGTATTGCACCGTTCCTCAATGGGGTTGGGTCAAACACCCAACACAGAGTCGTGATTAAAGTTTGTCTTTGATGTGTGAGCCATGCACACGTACTTGTATATGGCCGTTGTAATAATCTGCTGATTCCAATACCCGTCTTGCAAATTGTTCTCTTGCCTCAACGTATGAACATTCAGACTTTGATTTGCAATAGTAAAGTATTTCTCTGGAGAAGTTTTCGGTGCCTAGTGTGATTACGTCTGCGGTTAATTCTGGGCTTGACCCGTAGTATTCACGCCAATCTGAATCGATTTTGGTGCGTATCTTCTTCCGCTTCTTGATGCCGTTCTTTTGTTTTACTGTCTTGTACGTTGTTTTACTGAATTTCGCTAATTTTTTGCCTATGTACTTGCGTCCAGATAGATTATTTGTGATCTGATAAACAAATCCCACACATTCTTCGGGTAAAGTCTCAACTGGGGTGTCTTGATATTGCCATGTCATGCGTGTGTTTGGGAATTGCCTTTCGTGCTATAGTTATGCCTTATGTTCAAAGTTCACGTAAAAAGTTGCCTCTTCTACCACAGTGTTTGGGGACACTTCAGTAGCGTATCGTATAAAATTGCTGATATCTGTTAAAACTACGCCGTTGCCGGTCCAAGTGGCACGACTACGGCTTAGTTCTGTGTCCAAGCGATCAGGTGTGATCAGCGTGGTTTTGAACTGCACTAGATTTTGTTTGAATGACTGTGTGCCTTGACGGCTGGCATGTGCCAGTGCTGCTTTGGCCACACGATATGTTTCAAATCTGGGCTCAGCAGCAACAACATGCTTTTCGCCTATTGATCCAATGTTAAAGATGTGCCCACTCTTACCGGCGTCTTTCCACTTGTCGTACACAGCCATGTACAAGTTGGTTTGTGCGAAGTTGGCCCAGGCTTCTTGCGGTGGCCCATCAAATGCATTGTTGACAAACACATCATAATTCAAACTTTGTTGAGCAATCAGTTTGACAGATTGTTCATTGGTGATGTCCAAGTTTGTGGCTCTGCTGACACTGTCTGCACCAAACACATCCACTAGGTGTTTGCCTAGTCCTCGATTACCGCCTGTTACTAACATTTTCATCGTGATTGGTCCCATACTTTTGTAAATTTCTCTCCGCAGGTCATTGCACATTCAAACAGTCTGTTGTGGTTGTTGAATGATGCCACTAGATCCTGCCAGAAGTCATTGGCAAATATTTCTGGCAGTGTGTTGTGATGTATGTTCAAATTGTCTAGCCCATATCTTTCTAAAAATTCACGCACTTGATTTTTACCATTCACGGTACTCAACGGGTTCGCGCCAGGCAATGTGCCATCTCTAAATCTTGCATCGTACAAGTTGTGATTGAAAAAATTACAAGGCAATACAACACCTTCAGCATTGATGGCCACTTTACGTCCCGTCAACGCATTACACTTTATTGGCGTGGTACGAAAATATTCTCCAACATCTTTGTATTGCTGTTTGAGGTCAGGTAATGATTGCATGCTAAGATTTTGATATTTTTCATCTTGCGGTGGCTCTAACACATAATCGGCACCTGTGACCGGCCAAGAGTTCATCTCGTTCATTGTGGTATGATTTAAAAATCTTCCAGTCCGGCGTATCAACACATTGTGAAAGCCCAGGGCTTTGCCATACTGCTGAACTAGATCAACTTGATATTCGTTGTGCCGGAACACGATAAAATTCCATTGTGCTCTACCGCCAGCGTTGATAAATGCTTGCGCATTGTCAATAACCTTGTTGTATTTTACATTCTTTCTGTACAAATGTAAAGTGTCTGCCAACCCATCTATACCAAAGTCTATCTGACCGTGGCCATTCATGATGCCAGCTATCTCTGCCCAGTATTCAGCATCATGTACTCCGCCATTGGTATGTATGTACAACCACAAAGTGGGGCTCTTGCGCCTAAAGTCACGCAAGATATCCAAAAAGTCTGGGTGCATTATGGGGTCACCATAACTGCCACAGAAAAATATTTGTCTTAGGCGCCGACACAATTCACTATCAAATGCTTGATCAATTGTTGCACGTGGCAAGTGTGTGAGTGGCATGTGGGGATTGATACCTGTGCCTAGATTATTACGTGGACATTGCGGACATGCAGCATTGCAATATGTTGTGATCTCAATTTGGTATTCGTCAACACTGTTGAAATTAAATCTCATTTTTTTCCAATAATTTAAATTTGCAATCTGACAACACCAGCAGGCAATATTTTTCTATCAATGTAAGGCCACTTTGATCTGTGTTATAGTTATTGGTTTGCAAACATTGTTGATATGAGGCAGTTGGAAAATATTCTTTGTTGATCTCTAACCAATTTTCATATATACTTCTTGATCGATCATCAAGATCAACATTAAATTGACGCATTGCGTGTTTTAATTCATACCATCCTGATAGTATTTGTTTCAATTGTAACACATGATTGGTATTATAAGGGCAAACAAAATCTTTAGCAAGACTATAAATTGAATATTGATATTGCACAAATGGATCTGTAATCTTGGATACCAACGGATTGAATTCAGTGCTCAGTGTTTCTGTCTTGTTTATGTTTGCGGCCACTGCAAAAGGCAACAACCAGTTATCGATCACAATGTCTACAATTTGTTCTTTGTAAAAATCTTGTTGGTAGTAATGACTTTTGATCCACCAAGATTGATCACTGGCAATCAAGTGATCGAATTCTTGTTTTAACAGTTCGGGATCAATACTCGAATTGTAAAATTGAGTCAATGCAATACGATCTATTTGTTGTAAATTATCTAAATTCAAATGTGAAAAGTCCAGTTGAATTCTTCCTTGATCGGACATTGAAGATTTAAATTTCACATTGGTATGCACAGTAGATGAGTCCGCAGCAAGTCTTAGTATTATATCCCCGCCAAATCCACCTTTCCAACGTAATATCTTCAAACTCATTACGTAACTCGTTGTAATATAAAAGAATCCTCAATTATTTTTGTTTGGTATTGCTGTGCAATATCATCAACAGAAAATTTAAGCCTATTAAAATCCACACGGTTGTGTGGAATAGACAGTAAAATTTGTTTGGGTTGATACACACAATATTGATTTACATTGTTGATAATAGTGTTCAATGATTGGTAGTTACAGAAAAATCCTGAATGTAAAAATGCTATGTTGACTGGTTTAATGCTGTGCATGATTTTATCAATCAATTTGGCATTTTCTGAATCTAAGTAATACGTTTTTTTTGGCAAAGAAAGTGTGTGATTTTTGAATACATTTGACTCTATGTAAACAGCATCAAATGCAAATCTCCAAGCACCACTAAACATAACAACAGTGGGTCCTGGAAACAGCAATGAGTTGATGTAATCAACTACGGCACTGGATATATCATATACTGATTTTTCAAACCGTTGATTCACACAGTCAGAAGAATTGACCATCACTGCTTCGTTGTAATTTTTTATAACCTTCATTTTCTAAAATAAAATTGTGTTAATGGGTGTACCCAGTTAAAACAAGATCCGCTGCTACGGTGATCAAACAAATATTTTTCTAAGGTAGCATTAACATTGATTTTTAAATATGTCAATATAGCTTCGTTGTAATCATCTGGCAACTCGGTTGCATAATTTCTTCCTTGACACAAAAACTTGTTTACCGCAATGTAGATCACACCGTTGTTGCATAGATTGTTAGCAATTGTTTGGTTTAAGTTAAGAATTAATTGATCAAAATCAAAAGATTGATTTTCTATCCAAATAATAAAATCAACCATACCAGTATCAACAGTGGTCACATACTGAGAAAAAAAATTATCTCCGTGAATCATTGCACATTGAATTTGATTATTTTTTATATAATCTATCAAATCTTGATCTTGTTGAATTGCGACAGGATCAGCAAACCAACTCAACTGTTGTTCACGCCAGGTCAACATCGGTACTGTAACTGGTAAATCCATTTTCTTTTACAACTCTTAATATGTTTTCCACACGACTTGTCAATTCATCTCGATGCGATACCAACCAAACTGATTTATTGCGTTCACGTGTCATCTTTTTCAACAATGCTAATGCGTTTTCGACACCTTGTGTGTCTAGGCCTGAGTCAATCATTTCGTCAATGAACAAGATGTTGATGGGGTGATACAAACTTTCCCACACGTCACGGAATGCCCAACTCATACTGAGAATCAGTCTGTTGCGTTCACCACGACTCAAATTGTCAAAGTCCAATTCACGACCCAGTTCTTCAATGCTCACACTCAAGTCGTTTTGAAACTTCACTGTGTGTGGCAGCCCAATACGATCCAGGTACCATGTGAGTCGGGCGTTCAAGTAACTCAAGTTCTGATCGATGATTTTCTTGCGAACAAAACTGTCTTTGCTTGTGAGCAACTTGAGCAAGAACTCTTGATGATCCTGCACTCTGGTGAGATCATTCAAATGATCATAGGACACAGTTTGCAGAGCTTGGTGCTCCATGTCTGAGATTTGATCAGTGTAAGGATCTGACTCGGCTTGTTTGCTTTGAATTTGTTGTTGCAATGACTCCAGTGTACTGCGATGTTTGAACGCATCATCTTCGTTGTCATAGAACATGGTGGGAGGTTTGCCTAGCACACCCAGTTCAGTGTGTGCTGTTTGCAGTTCAGCCAACACGGCTGTGTGCGATGTTGCATTAGCATCGGCATCTGCCAAATCTCGTTTTTTATCTGCCAACACCTTGGTATGCTTGTCATCATGAAATTCCTGACCACAAGTGTGACAGGTATGTGCTTCTAAACTTTCAATTTCTTTTGCAAGTTTAGCAATGGTCTTTTCTTCACGCTGAACATCCAATTTGGTTCTGCTGATTTGTGTGGCCAGGTCATTTATGTCACGACGACGTTGATCCCAGGCAGCATGTTGTTTGTGTGCGGCAATTTCTGCGTCAATGTCCATGTTCTGCAATGATTCTAGTGCAGTTTTTAGCTTGCCAAGATCTTCTGCATACTTGGTGTTCCATAAAGTTTGTCTGCGCTTTAAACTTTCAATCTGTTCTTCAATGCGTTTGTTGGCCTCTTGCACAGCACGTATTCTAAATTCTTCTTGTGTGATGGCATCCTTGGTACCACGGTTGAGTTCTTTGATGCGATCAGCACGTTCACTCAGCATGGTGATGCCCAACAACTGCTCAATTATGGTGCGTTGATCGTTGGCTTTCAAACTCAAGAACGGTTCTGTGTAGGTGTTCAGGGCCAAGATGTGTTTGAACATGTCATGGCTCATGCCAAACACTGATTCAATGGCATCCTGCGTTTCGCGACTGTCACCTTGTGCATCGTCTGTGGCAGTTTGTTGTTCGCTGTCCACATAGAAACGTAGGACATTGGGCTTGCGTCCACGTTCAATCTTGTATGTTTTACCATTTACAGCAAAGTCCAGGCTCACCATCATGCCCTTGGCATTGGTCTTGTTTACTAGGTTGTCTTTGCGAATGTTGCTCAATGCTTGTCCGTACATGGCATAACTTAGTGCATTGATTATGGTTGTCTTGCCTGTGCCGTTACGACTGCCGTCTCCGCCCAGGTCCAGATTTTCGCCTAGTACCAAGGTCAAGTCTTGACGATCAAAGTCAATGCCTTGTGTGGCCGCACCCACACTCATGAAGTTACGAACAGTTAAGTTTTTGATTTGTATCATAAGTTTTGATAGATTTGCAACAGCAGTCGATTGTCGTAGAATTCTGACTCAATGTTGGTCAGTTGGTCTGTAACAATCTGATCAACTGATTCAAACTTGACATCTCCTGGAGCAAGGTCCACATCTACTCCTGAAGTTTTGTTGGGAATTAAGGCCATTTCACGTAGGCTGTAATCTCGAATAAAAGTTTCTTTAATAAAGTTGGCTTCTTCATATGAGATCTCAATGTCCAAGTTCACACGCACATGCATTTTAGGAGCCAGCAGTGTGGCAGCATTGTCAATTAGATTAGCAAGTCCATACACACGGTATCGTGGTTGGTCAGGCCACGCATGGAACTCAGGCTCTTTGCCCCATTCCAGGATCATCATGCCACGTTCATCATCTCCAGCATCAGCATAGTTGTGCGGAAAGCAGTTGCCGATATAGGTGATGTTGTTGGCAGTCTGCCGCTTGTGAAAGTGTCCAGTGAACACCTGATCAAAGCCACCAAAGTCTCCACGTTGTATGGTGCCATGGTCTGGCATCTGTACCATGGCATTCATGTAGTAGCCAGGCAGTTCAAAGTGCCCAAACATATATTTACCTTTTAGTTTGGGAATACGCTTGTGGTCATCGCCACATAGCCAAGGAGCAATAACAACGTCACCGTGACTGAACCAATCAT